ACGCGGCGGGCGGCAATGTCGGGCGGCTGGGCTACGGCTACGCGCCGATCAAGCACAGCCAGGTCAACGTGCTCGGCGACGGGTCGGACGCGCAGCGCGCGCGCTGGGCCCAGTTCGTTTTTCCGTTGCTCGACCGCTCGCAGTACCTGAACGACTTCGGCGACGCGATGACGGACGCCGAAGTGATGCGTATGCTCACCGGCGAGGAGCGCGGCCCGTGGCAGCAGGCCACCGCCGCCGCGAGCGGCAAAGGCGGTGCGACGCGCAAACCCGGGATCTGGGACGAGATCGCCGGCACCGTGCCGAGCGACCTCACGGCGTCGCGCAACTCCATCGGCGCGCGCGCGAACGCTAACTCGCAGCACCGCGTGCTGCACTTCCGCGACGCCGACGCGCACATGGCATATAACCAGACCTACGGCGAGGGCACGATGCTCGACGCACTGTACGGCCACATCAACGTCATGGCGAAAAACATCGTGCTCACCGAGCGCTATGGCCCGAACGCGACGCGCACGATCCTCGGGCAGATCGAGCGCACGACGGAGCACGACGGCACACCGACCGACAAACTCGAGAAGGGGCCGTGGTCGATCGGCGCGTACTGGGACTACGTGAACGGGCGGACGAACACGCCGGTCGATCCAACGCTCGCGCGCCGGTTCCAAACGCTTCGCACTGCCGTCAGCGCAGTCAAGCTGCAGGGCACTGTGCTGGCGGCGCTGGGCGACGTCGGCTCGCTCTTCGTCACCGCGCACTACAACAACGTGCCGTTCTTCCGCACGCTCGGCACCGCCGCGCGGCTGCTCGCGCCCGGCGCCGGCGAATTCCGGGACTGGCTCTCGTCGCAGGGCCTCATTGCCGAGGAACTCGAGCACGGCATGACGCGCTGGGGTATGGACAACCTCTCGCAGGACTGGGCGAAAAATCTGGCTGCGTCGACGATGAAGTTCGGCGGCGTCACGGCGTGGACCGACGCGATGCGCACGGGGTTCCAGGCGAACATGATGCGCGGACTCGCGGGCATGGCCGGCAAGAAATGGGCGGACTTGACCGACTGGGATCGCGCGACGTTGACGCGCGCCGGTATAACCGACGCGGACTGGGGCGTCGTGAATGGCGCCCAGCTGGCGGAGTTCGGCGGGCATCAGTACCTGACGCCCGATTCGATCTATGCTGGCGGCCACCCGGACGCCGCGAACGTCGTGCCGAAGATCCTCGGCATGATCCGCGAGGAAGGCGAGTTCGCTGTGCTGAATCCGGATCTGCAGGCGAAGGTGATCGCGTCGGGGGCGACGGGCACGTGGCCCGGCGAACTGCTGCGTACGTTTATGCAGTTCAAGACGTTCCCGATCGCGATGGTGACGCGGCACTGGGGGCGGCTGGCCGAGATGCGTCGCACCGGCGCCTATCGACTCGACGGCGCGCCGGCGCTCGCGAACCCGCTGGCCTATGGCGCGGCGCTCGTCGTGAGCACGACGCTCATGGGCGCGATCGCCACCCAGATCAAGAACATCATCGCGGGCAAGGATCCGCAGTCGGTCTGGGGCGATCCAAAGCACGCGGCGACGTTCTGGGCGCAGGCGTTCACTACCGGCGGCGGCGCGGGCTTCGTTGGCGACATGCTGAATGCCGGGCTCACGAGCTCGGACTACGGCTCGCTGGTTTCCAGCCTCGCCGGTGGCCCGGTGCTGTCGACCGCATTCCAGCCTGTGCATGCGCTCGCAAATAACGCGGCGGCCGCGGCCGAGGGAAAAGACACGCATGTGAGCGCGGACCTGTTCAAGGTGGCTCAGTCGAACACCCCGATCGTGAACCTCTGGTACTGGAAGACGGTCTGGAATCGTCTGATATGGGATAACATCGCCGAGAACCTTTCGCCGGGCGTGACCCAGCGGAACATCAGGCGGTCGAACCGGACGTATGGCAACGGCTACTGGTGGTCGCCGGGCACGGCGACGCCGCAGCGCGCGCCGAATTTATCGAATGCAGTAGCGGGGCAGTAATGCGTGAGGACCAGATCGAGCGGCTTCGGGAGCTCGAAGAAAAACTGCTCGACGTCTATCTGGACGAGGCGGACCCGGCGAACTGGCCGGGCTTCGAAAGTCTGGTTGACGGCGAGCCGTTGACGAAACAGCAACGCGGCGACCGCTACTGGGAAAAGAAAAACGCGATCGCGACGGTCGCGCTCGCTTTCGAAACGCGCAAGCTGCTCGTGAACGAGAAGCCCGCGCTGGGCCGGGATCCGTACTCGGAGCGCGAGCTCGACCAGAAGATCGCCGCGGCGGAGCGAAACGCAGAGGCTCGTCTCAAGCTGGTGCAGTCCGGAAAGCCGCGCGCGGAGTTTCTGAAGCGTGCAGCAGGCGACAGCTAAGAAGGTTTCGTTTCTCGTCTTCTTCCTCATGTGGGCCGACCGGATGCGCTGGAAGGTCCCGGACGTGCACGTGGTCGCGTGCCACTGGATGGAGCACCGCGGCCGCCACGCGGTGCTCCGCTGCTTTCGCGGCTTCGGCAAGTCCACCATCCTCGCCGTCTACAACGCGTGGCGCTACTACCTCGACGCCGACTACCGGATCCTGCACCAATCAGAATCCGATCCGACCGCGTACAAAACGAGCCGGGACACCCAGAACGTCATCCGCAAACATCCGCTGACCACGGGGCTGCTGCCTCCCGGGAAGGGCACCGTCGAGCAGTGGTGGGTGATCGGCGCGAACGACTATCGTAACGCCAGCATGTACGCGAAGGGCATTCTGTCCAACGTGACGAGTGCGCGTGCGGACGAATGCCAGAACGACGACGTTGAGGTGCCGAAGAACATCCAGACGCCAGAGGCCCGCGAGAAGCTGCGCTATCGCCTCGGCGAGCAGACGCACATTCTCGTGCCCGGCGGACGCACGCTGTACATCGGCACGCCGCACACGCACGACTCGCTCTACGACGAGCAGGAGGCGATGGGGGCGGACTGCCTGACGATCCGGATGTACCGCGACGAGCACCGCGTTGAGTCGGCGGATCGCGCGAGCTACAGGATCCCGTTTCGGCCGGAGTTCGTTTTCGCGGGCATCGGCAAGAAGGCGCGGCTTCTGAAGGAGGGCGTCGACTACAAGGTCAAGCGCGGCAACGTCGTGCACTTCGCCGCACCGCCCGGCGGCCTGCTCGATTTCTATGCGAGCCCGAGCTGGCCCGATCGCTTCGACGCGGCCGAGCTGGAACTGCGGCGGCAGAAGTGCCGCACGATCAACGAGTGGGACAGTCAGTACCAGCTGCACTCGAAGCCGGTGGCCGAATCGCGACTCGATCCGGAGAAGCTGCGCGCGTACGACGTGCAGCCGACGTTCGAGCGCGCGAACGGCGAGCTGCGGATGATGCTTGGCAACGTGCGCATCGTCAGCGCGCACGCGTACTGGGACTGCGCGACCGGCGCGATCGACGCGGACGCGTCCGCCGTGTCGGTGATTCTGGCGGACGGGTCGGGCAGCTACTACTGGCATATCTGCACGGAAGTCACGGGCGATCCGGCGGTGTTCTCGGACGGCCGCAATTCGGTGATCACCGGCGGCCAGGTGATGCAGGTGTGCGACATCGTCGAAAAACTGCAGCTGCCGCAGATCGCCGTCGAAACGAATGGCGTAGGGTCATTCACGCCTAAGCTGCTGCGCAAGGCGCTGAAACAGCGCGGCCTGAACTGTGCCGTCGTCGATCGCACGACGAGCTCGAACAAGAACGCGAAGATTCTCGCGGGGCTCGAGGGGCCGATGAAATCGAACGTGCTGTGGGCGCACGTCGACGTGCTGGACGGCCCGCTCTGGGACCAGATGAAGGACTGGAATCCGGTCGTGCGCGACCAGCCCGACGATTTCGTCGACAGCGGCGCGAGCGCGCTGCTCGAGGCGCCGGTGCGCATCGGACAGATCGTCAAGATGTTGGCGGCGGAACCATCGCAAGATTGGCGTCCAGTATCGGGCGTCTACGACGTGACGCTCGAAAGTTAGCGCCGCCCGGCGGCGCGAGAGCAAGGCCGCCGCATGACTGTTTCCAATACGCCACCGGTCGTTCGTTACTACGCGGATGGCGTGACGCCGGAATTCTCGTTTGGCTTCGAGATTTTCGAAGAGGACGATCTTCTCGTCACGATCAATGGCGTGACGTCGCCGGTGCCATATACCGTTCTGGGTATCGGTGAGAGCGCTGGCTCGGTGAGGTTTTCGACGCCCCCCACGGGTGGCAGCGTCGTGATCCTTGCGCGCTTCGTGGTTCCGGAGCGTTCGAACGATTACCAGACCAATGGGGACCTGCTCGCAGAAGTTCTTAACGCTGATCTCGACCGCATCTGGATGGCAATTCAGGGGCTGGGTTTCGACATCTCCAGGGCCCTCACCGCTCCCATTCAGGACGTCAACCCACAGATGACGTTGCCGCCCGCGCCGGCGCGGGCGAACAAGGCGCTCGGCTTCGACAACAGCGGCAATCCGTTCGCAGTCGATCTGATTATCGGATCGGTTATCGCACCGGTGGTGCACAGTATCAGTATGCTGCGTCTGGTGTCGAGGTTGCTTACGACCGATGTGTTCGCGCTCGGCTACTACGCTGCGCACGACGGCGGTGGCGGCTCATACTCGCTCGATCCGGCCGACCACACGAGCGCCGACAATGGTGGCACGGTAATCGTCGCCGCCGACGGCGGCCGCTGGAAGCTAAACTATTCGTACTCCGTCGACCTCGCCCAGTTTGGAGCGCTCGGCAACAGCGCCGCGCAGGACACGCCGGCGATCGATCGCGCGATTGCGAGCGGTGTTCCGCACCTGACCTCGCGAAGCCCGCGCCTGTATTACGACGGCCTGATCGGCAACGGTATCAATCTGGCGCCGGGGCAAACCCTGGAAGGCGCCGGCGTAGATTACTGGGGGCGCATGTGGGAGATCGGTGAAGAGACGATCAGGCGCTCTGATGCGGCCGGCACGACGATTTACTTTCTCAACGCCGGCCCCAAGGTTCACACGCTGTCGAACGTCGCTAACTACCGCACGCCGAAGACGGTTGGCGGCCGTACGTTTCCATTCACCGATTTCACACTGGGCGATTCGGTGAACGGCGCCCCGGCAACGCCCCGGCCATTCAGCGCCGCGGTGATCGTCAACAAGACATCGCAGTTGCGCAACATCCGCGTCTGCCCGGACTTCAACGGCATCGCTGGCTACAACGACCCGACGCAAACGGGGCTCGGCGCGGACTGGGACATCGGTGTATGGTCGCGGGCGGCGAACGATTGCCTCTGCTACAACGTGCAGGCCGTGGGCTACTGGCGCATGGCCGCGTGGTTGCTGACGGAGAATGCGGGCGACTTCACGACCGTCGACAACGCGGAACGCGCGAACTTCGTGAAGTGCATGGGCCAAGGTATGCGCGGCCTGCTGATCCGCACCGCACCGCAGATCCCTGTGCTCGCGAACACAACGACGACGGTCGACATCGCGGATAGCGCGAGTACGCGGATTACTGCGGCCGGAGGCTTCAAAATTTCCGGTTCCGACACGCTGTACAGTTTCACCGGCTATGTGATGAACGGCAGCAACATCCAGTTGACGGGCGTCACGCCTGATCTGCCTGCCGGCCTGACATTCATTCGCGCGCCGAACATTGGCAACGGTGTCAGCGCATCGATGTTTCGCGACTGCTATTTCCTCGGTCTGGAGCACGCGAGCGGCGCGGACTCCGCTTCGCTCGGCCTTGGGGAAAGCGCAGCATTTGAAGCGGATGGCTATCCGCTGCGCGCGGTAGGATTTTCGAATACGAAATTCCAGGTGATCGTCGATCATTGCGTTGCCCTTTTCGGCACCGTCTCGGACTTCTGGTGGGACAACTCGTGCCAGTGGGAGAACGGTTGCGCCATCGCCTACGGTACTACGGAAGACGTCGCGGGCGCCACGCAGGACCTGCGCATGGAAGGCAACCTGCAGACGTCGGTTGATCTGAGTGCGTTCAATGCTCGCGATGCATATATACCGTTCAGGCAGTTCCCGACGAGCTTCACGGACGGCTCATTCACGATCAAGCCGTGGCGCGATACCCATGTGCGAGTCCAGACTTTCGCCGGGATAACTGTATTCGAGTACAACCAGGCATCGGGCAACGTCAATGTCCACAATCAGGCGGGCGCGGTCAGCTTTTCGACTGGCGCCTCTGGCAATACGGTCGTACAGGGTGCGAACGTCACGATCCAGAACGCCAGCGGCCAGCCGATTATTAATGCCTTCGGCACGTCGCAGAACGTCACGACTGCAGCCATCCTGACGTCCGGCGCCGACCTCGTTTCGACGGGCAACGTCCGACCGGCAACCGACAATGTGTCGAGCTGCGGCACAGCCAGCAATGCGTGGACCGAAGTGCGCGCGCACAGCGGCTCGATCAACACATCGGACGGGACGCTCAAGA